GTTTTCGTTTTCGGTTCACGGCACCCTCCGCAGTCCGTGTTCATGGCACAACTCTGCAATCTGTTTATCCAGCTTGTGCCAGCGCCGCCGAGTGTTGATCAGGTCAAACCCCTTGATCGAGGATCGGTCCATGTGTATACCACACCATTTCTGCTGATCCACAAGCCGATCTAAGGTCTCGCGTGGTGATTCGATTTTGTCAGTCATTTCTAGTCTCATTCGGTCCCGCGCCGTGTTACTCCCCGCTCGCCGGGGGTTGATTATCATACCAAGCACAATCGCTTGTTTGAAAATGAGTTTTGCCTAAAGCCACAAGAGCGTCAATAACTTCCTGTTCGGTCTTCCACACCATGCTTACCCTTAGCCCAGGGATAAGAGCGGTTTTTGATTCCGTAGTTAACTCTATGGGAATGCCACCGGCTAAACCGTAGTTCCCTGTCGGGTGCTTGAGGATAACGGTAGGCAACCCCCTTCTTAACATCTTTAAAGTTTGCGCTAGTTCATTCATTTTTCGTCCCCTCCTGCCTTTTATAAAGCACAGACCATGCCAGACTCAAGCTATTGATTTCATTGGGGTGGTAAATTCACTTTGCCAATTTCTGTAACTAATGAATAGTAAAAATTGTCTCATTTTGTCGAGTAAAAAGCTAGATTTAGTTGTAGATTCATGTACTTACGACTCATATTGCAATGGACAAAATTTGTCACTCTTTTGATTGACATTTTATCACCTTTTTGGTACTTCGTTCGTCGGCTTCAAGAACTCAAGATGCTGCGTAAAACGGTCCAAGATGGAAAGATTGCTTGGACTTTGAAACCAAAAAAACCTTGACACACCCTAAAATCGGCGTATAGTGCAGCTATGTCGGATAGCGACCGGCACAAGCTCCAAAAGAGCAAACGGAGAGATCCCCGGGTCGGCGCCCTAACCGCCGGCCCACTCTCCCACCTAGTTAGGAGGTTTGATGCAGCATTCGCAGCCAGGCCGGAAACTATCTCCTGAGTTAAAACTAGCGGTAGACAGAATCTATCAGAGTGATCCTCATCGCTACGCGCGGCTTGTTCTTTGGATCTGGCGCAATCAACGGTTAGGAAGATCGGACGAGACACTGCTCAAGGCCATTTTTCTTGCCGGCAACTATATCCACGGCGCAAGGGACTGGTGGAAGTACCTCACAAGCCTCTTGCCACAAGCGAGCGCGTCCGCTCATGATCGAGAATCGCAAGACTACAAGATGAATCGTCCGGCTTCGATCAAAGAAATTTTAGTTGAGGTCTTTAGTCAGGTAAGCAAGTGAAACAAATCTATTGCGATGGGGCTTGCCAGCCGAATCCGGGGAAGATGGGAATAGGAATTTTTATCCCAATGCAAAAGGGAGACATGGGATTCTCTTTTTATCTCGGCCCGGGAACTAATCAACAAGCTGAACTTATTGCTCTCACTAAAGCCCTCCAGTACGCAAACGATGGTGATGAAATCTTGACGGATAGTCAGTACGCGCTAGGCATGGCCAAAGGTTGGAAACCTAAATTAAACCTCCATTACGTGCTTGCTCTGCGCGTTGCACTCAAGGGTAAGCGTGTAGCCCTAACATGGGTGCGGGGCCATGCTGGAGACCGAAACCAGGAAATGGCCGATAGCTTGGCAAACCAGGTTGTCATAGACCACGCCGCTCTAAAACAGACTATAGAGGCAGGAGCGCAAGACCTATGAAATGACAGGAGTAGCAAGGTGTTCCTAAAAGATGGAATAACCGGCTCTTGTTTATAAATAGGTCTTACGGTCTTGGCCTTTGGGTCAAGCATGTAGATCGGGACAAGGATAGACCACTCTCACAATCTGAGCCGACCTGATGAAGGCGGTTGCGCTAGTGAGTTATGGGAAGCTCTAAGCCAGGTAGACCGAGTTCCCTTGCCCTAGTGATTGCGGCCTGGATGCGTCCAGCCGTCGCCAACTACAGCATGTTAAACGGCTTGAAGCTTGGCGAGAAACGGTTGGCCCTGTACGGCATACTGGTAAAAGTCCAGTAATAGGAAAGCGGTAGGGAAGTAGTAGGGAAGTGGCCTCGGCCTCTCCTCTCCTCTCCTCTCCCCGTATTACCTAACAAACCGGTAGGGAAAGCAGGGTGGGGAATAGAACGGGTGTATGAATTTTTCCTTGACTTCCCCCAATCGGTAAGCTAAAAAAGGGTGGAAATGCCTCCAATTGAAGTGGTTTGCGTTGATATGATGTGTTTCAAAGTTGATGCCGAAACACTGGTGCCTCTATCTTGTTCCTATTATCAACCGGCGGCTTGGAACGATCCCAGAGGGTCGCAGATGTCTTATAGCCAATGGCTCCAACGCTGCTACGGGGAAAAGAAGGGGTTTTTATTAGAAACCCCCGATATTGTTTAGAGAGGATGCGGTTCAATGATTCGCATAAAAACACATGCCTTTCACACATGAATCCGCACGGCAATATGGTGGTGCGAAACCAGGGGCAGGCCGAAAGCCGAAGCGGGAGTTGCAGATTAAGAAAGCTGCTGCCGTCATTGCCCGTGAGTTTATCGAACAGAATATCCAGCCCGTCCTTGATACGTATCTTGGCCTTGCTGCAGGCAAGGTCGTCGAACGTAACACAAAAAAAGGCAAGCAAGTTTTCAGGCTTCTTGTCGATCCTCCAACCACCCGCCATGTTATCGATAAACTCCTCCCAGAAATAAAACCTGATGCAAACACTCGACCTATCGCAATCCAGATCGTTCACGAGTCCGCCAAGGACGTTACAGTTGAGAGCCAAGGGAACGGTGTCAAAATTCATCTCGGCAGTGAGTAGCGGACAGGATAAAGAATTTGCTTGCTTTGGCACACGTGGAGACGGGAAAACGATAGGGGCATTGATGGCGATGGTAGAGCACGCGCAGGAGCACGGAAAGAGAGGTTATGCCCTTCCGGTGCAGTGGATGGGTGTTACCGATACGTTTGAATCTCACAAAGCCAAGACAGTTAAGTCGCTCCACAATCCGCTCTGGCAGGGGCTTTGGGAGATGTCGGACAACAACCACGTTGCGAGCTTTATTCTTGACGGTCAAACGCTAGTGCATCTGGATCTATTCGGGATCGAGGATAAGGGCGCTATGGACCGTGTGAGACGCGAAGCTCATGCGGCATGGTGGGAGGAGCCGGCGCCGGCGGCGGTATTGGTACAATCATCCGGGGTCAACGAGTCGGCCTACTTGATGGGCATCACATCTCTGCGGCTTCCAAGCTACTGTAATCCGAGCCTTCTCACTCTCAACTACCCCGACGAGGATCACTGGACATGGCAGAGGTTTGTAGTGGAACGGGCTGAGGGTAGTCGGTATTTCCGTATTCCTCCCGGTGAGAGAGCAAGCCCTGAGCAAAGACAAGCATGGATGACGGCGTTGAAAGATCGCCCTGATCTCATGCGCCGGTTGCTCCAGGGTCAGCCGGGTGTGGTACGACTGGGCGCTCAGGTTGCCGTTGGCTTCGACGAGGATAAGCATGTTAGCCCTGAGCGGTTAAAGCCGATTCAAGGCGAGCCGCTTCTGTTCGGCCAAGATGGAGGGCATACTCCAGCGACCATCATTGGGCAGGCTTGGCGGGGCTTTATTCGGGTCTACGCTGCATTATCTATCGACCGTGGGGGCATGAGGCAGCACTATGAGCGCAACGTCAAGCCTTGGCTCACCCAGTCGGCGCCATGGGCGCTTAAAGACGCGTCCATGATTCAGGGTGTTTATGATTCTTCTATGCCCGATGATGAGTCGGACTCGGACCGAAACCCGCTTGATGTGATTCAAGAGATGGTCGGGGGCTATTGGGAGCCCGGGCCGGTATCGTGGGAAGCCCGCAAGGGTCCGCTCATTACGGCAATTAATCGTCACATGGGGCCTGGTAAGCTCGCCCTTCAGATCGATCCGGTTGACGGCTGGCCGCTTGTGCAATCCCTGTCGGGTCGGTGGTACTATCCGCAGGACCGATTAGGTGGGGTATCGCGCGATCTGCCTAAAAAACCGAATCATCCTTGGGAAGATTTAGGCGATGCCTTTGTCAATTTCCTTTGCGTGGCTATGCCGGAAGTAACCAGACTAAAACCCCGCGACCAAGGCCGTATCGAGACCCGCTACGATCCGCGCTTTATTGATGACCTCAGGGTGGATCAGGAGTTTGATACGAGGATAAGTTGAAGCAGAATCTTTCTAGTGTGATCGCTCGGCTGAGACGCGCTCAGGTAGAACAACAAGAGCGATTGGATGGGCAGCAAACCAAGCTCAACGCGCACGAGGTAGAGTTACAGGCAGCGAAGAACCGACTGGATGAGGTGGAGAGAAAACTACCTCAACCGATAGGAGGGCCATGATATGGGAGGTTTCTTAGGAATCGGCGGTGGTCAGAAAACTAAAACTCCTCCTCCCCCGAAAGAGGACGAAGGGGCGAAGGCGAAGGCAGAGGCACGGCGTAGGCTGCGGTCTAGCGCCGGATACAGGTCCACTATCATCGGTGGCATGATGGAAAACGGTCTCAAGGCGCAGTTGGGAGGGTGATGGCTCTTCATAACTCCAAAGCGGATGGGAAAGCGGTCTGTCGTCGCTACGACGAGGGAAAGCGGCTGCGGGTCAACTTCGATACCCGTATCGATCTTCTCGCTCCCTACATTGAGCCTACGCGATCTAACGTGCTCTCCAGTCCCACTCCTGGGGCCGCTCTGATGGCCCGCACGTATGATTCTGAGGGTATTTACGCGGCGGACCTAGCGGCCAAGTTCATCGGTGGGGAGTTGCATGGCGCCGGGTCGCAGTGGTTTTCCCTTATCGAGGAGCGCGACGAGTTGAACGACGAGGACGAGGTAAGGGAATGGCTGGAGGAGTCGAGGAACCGAATGTTGAAAGACTTCTCGGCTTCTAATTTTTATGCCGAGGCTTATGAATCCGATATTGATTACCTAGGTTTTGGTGGTCCTTCTTCCATGCTTGTGGAGGAGCGTCCGATTCTGCCGCACATTGAGCAAAACGGCTACCGAGGAACGCGCTTTACGGTAGACAAGGTTGGTCGCTTTGTAGTCCACGAGAACGGCTGGCTGGAAATAGACGAGGAATACCGGGAGTTCAAACTCGATGCTATGGCAGCCGTAAGTCGGTTTGGAAAAGACAATATTCCCGACTCAGTGGAGGCCGCCTACCACAAGCAAGACTACACGACTCAATTTAAATTCATCCACGGTGTTTATCCAAGACCGCAGAATGAAAAGACCTATGGCAACAAAAAGATGCCCTGGGCTTCTTGCTACGCCGAGTACGCGACAAAAGAGATAGTGCAAGAGTCGGGGTACGAAGAGTATCCGTTTCTCAATCCCCGTTGGACTCGTGTTCCCGGGGAGGCTTACGGGCGTGGATTGGGAGAGATTGCGCTGAACGATTTGATTACACTCAACACGGCAAAGAAGATGAGCTTTGAGGACTGGTCATTAAAGATCAAGCCGCCTATTCTGCAAGCCCATGATGCGGTTATTGGCAGTCTCAGACTTAAACCTTGGGGAGTGACTACGGTGAGACTGGGTGGAAGGGCGATAGGTGATCTTATCCAGCCTTTTCAGACCGGGTCCCACCCAGAAATCTCGCAGATTAAAGAAGAGGAGCTTCGCCGCTCTATTCGTCAAGCGTTCTACGTCGATCAGCTCCGTGAGCTTTTGATGATCGAAGGCCGAAAAGAGATGACCGCGTTTGAGTACCTGCAGAAGATCAATTTGCTCAACAAGATCCTCGGGCCGGTCTATGGCCGTTGGGAGTCGGAATTCGGCAACCCGTTGATCGCCCGTCACTTCAATCTCCTCTATCGCCGCGGGGTATTCTCTCCTCCTCCCGATATTCTCGTGGAGCAGGGTGGCCGGATCAAGGTGCAGTTTGAGTCCCCGTTGGCCAGAGCGCAGAGGATGGAGGAAATCCAGGCAATGAATCAGGCCATGTCGGAGATCGCTCCTATTGCTGAGATGCAGTGGAAAGAGGCGCAGATAACGGGGAGGCCGGTTACTCAGCCTATCCTTGACGGCTACGATTTCGACAAGTACCGCGAGCATATCAACAAGATCCACGGTGTGCCGGCCACGGTGACGAGATCGGCTAAGGAAGTGGCGGTGATAAGGAATTCGAGGGCGGA